TGTTGTTATGTCAGAGGTGTTGTATATATTTAAACCGTTAGTGGCGCTATTTAACAGGTTAGTTGTACCTGTAATATTACGTGAACCGTCAAGTTTAAAATAGGCAAGTAGTTCGTTTATAAGCGCCGTTTTACTCGGGGCTACTGTGGTACTCGCTGTAGTGTTGTTTTCCACTTTAGCGTCTGCATAAGCTGCTCGAGCAGCCGTATATGTGGGGTCAATACCGACCACAGGTGTAGTTGTGGTATTCGCGACGGTTGTTTCTCCTGAAATGCCTGTTACAGAGGTTACCGTACCGCTGCCTGCGCTAACGTTTATGTTAAGATTTCCGTTTACGTCAGGAAGTATGGTAGAACCTCCGTTTACGATAGCCCCCTGCACATAATTTTTAAAAGCTTCTTTTTTATATCCTTTATATTCAATACTTGCAGAGGTTTTATTGGTATTTAATGACGTAAAATCAGCAAAGTTATTGTATTTAACCCTTGTTATGCCCCCTGTCCCTGTGCCTTCATGCCCTAAAATTAAATACCCGTCTTTTGTAACTGTGTTGTCGTCGGTAATTGGAGCAAACGCGCGCATATCGATTTGTTCTTCAACCGCAAGCGTAGATGTATTTATACGTATAAGGGGTATAGCGCTTAACGGGTTTGTTGCGGTTGCTATTAATTTTCCATTAAATACCGTTAACCAATGCGGCTTATAATATCCTGTAAGTCCTGTGCCGCTATCTGTTAAAGCGAAATTAGGATTGGAGCGCACTAATTGCCCCCTCATGTTGTAAACGTAGACGCTGGCTCTTTTTAAGTCAGTCAAACCGTTGTCAACGCCAGTAAGGAAATAAATTTCTTCGTTGTAAATAACAAAAGGTATATGTGCAAAAGCACCCATGTTGCCCGTTGCTGCGAAATTAAAAATCTCCGTATAGCCATTAAGGTTTTCGTCAAACCTTAAAAAATGCTGTGTTTGCGGCGAACCGGCAATCGCCCCCGCGAAAAAATATATACCGCCCTTGTAAAATTCAATACTATTTATCCCAGAAATTTCAGGTGAAAAACCTGTTAACGTTACTACTTTTTGATCTGTTAAATCGTAAGGGTTTACCCTAATTATCTGATTAGGAACGTTTGTTTCTGTGCGTGTAGTTATATATAGTTGATTATTATCAGTATCAAAAACACTCCCGTGTACTCTATAATCAAGATTTAAGAGCCCGTCGGTTATGCTATCCCACACAAGTCGGTCATTTACCAATCTCATGTTCCTTATAACCATTATATAAGGCCTGTTAGTAGTGCTTGTGCTACTGCCTCCGCTTATTAAAAATAAGTCATTACCATTACGCAATATTTCATTAAAAGTTGCGCCGGGGCGTGTTATTGTAACGAATGTAGCCAAATTTAAAACTCTCCATGTATCGCTTTTATATCTTAAACTATACGAACTACCAATATTAGAAACGCATAAAAATTCTTCAGGTAGATTTGTTTTCTTTTGAACATATTCAAATGAAACATTTTCGTTAACCAGTTCCAACATACCACTTGTAGGCGAATATGCAAACTCGGCTTGTTGTCCCTTGTGTATATCCATATTAACACCGTCAGGTAGGTTAAATTTTAGCCCAGTACCCAAAGCGGCATTATGCTGTAGCGTTATAACACTTGTACCGCTTGTTAAGTCAACTGCTAGCGTTTCAGATCTAAAAATATATCTTTTGCCTGGAAAAAAATTGGCATCACTTATAGACTGTATTGTAACTATTGAGTTATCAGCGGCAACCCATCGCATTGTTTTTTTATCACCCCAAGTAAGCGCCGCTACTGTCCCTGTGTTGTTAAATGTCGTCTCGCCTTCGCCAGTTCGTAAAACAGCTTCCTGCCTTTGTATAGCGTCTGTGTCGAGTTCTGACGCACCTATATTCCAATTACTTGAGACTCCTGCATTGTCGGGGTTAATACTTAACTGATTATCGCCAGCCGATAAGCCTACAAAATGATCGCTTAAATATACTTGTGAGAAATTAATACCGCTGCTGTGGGTTAGGCCGATATTGGTGTTTACGGTTCCTGAACTACCAGCCGTCAAAACGCTTTGTAGGTTAGGTACGGGAGCCTCTGCTATATCTGAAAAATAGGCCACGCGTTTATACCCGCTTCCGTTATGGTGGTATAGTTTATTACCGAATGTTATTACGCGGCCCAGGTTAGGTATGTTTGGAAATAGCGCTGTAGTGTCTATCACAGGCGTTTTTAAAAGCCGATCAGGCCACACGCCGCCCTTAAAGTTAGATACCGCCGTAGTCGTACCTGTTGGCGTTACAGTAGCGTTTTGTGCTAAGGCCATGAAAGGCGATAGAAATAATAAGTAAATTAGTTTTCTCATGATTTTATAAAAAGTTAAGAATAGAACACTACTATATTGGCCGAAGCAATACCCTCGATACCGGATATCTTACCCAGCGCAGCATCGAAAGAGTACTCTGCCGGTAGGCTATAATCGTCATACATAATACCGTTTGCTAAAATAGCATTTATATCTCTGCCTATAAGCATATCGCTTTTATAAAAGCCGGGGTTCGCTTCGTCTAAAAGTATTTTTATTTGGCCGCTGGGCGGTACCGGCGCGGCAGGCGCTTGCGGTATGGCCTGGAAGTCTTCAAGGGTGGACTGCATTTGCCCTACGCCATAAAGCCCGGCATCCCCTACGAATATATAATCTACCGTGTCGCCGTTAATCGTACCCTGAAACAGTACATAGCCGTCCTCTTGCCCCTGTATAGCTATAGCAGGGTTTTGAGCGTTGAGCCATTGCGACACGTTTTGAGTAGTAAGCGCGCCATAATCTACAGTTTGCGTACTCGGGTCGTCCTCTACCTCTTCAGTAGACAGGTAGTTAAATCCTATCTCGTGAAGATTTGAATTAGTAAGCTGTGTGCCGCCCGTACCGTATACACCCTTTCCTTTATTCAGCATTACAAAGTTACGGTACAAGCCCATGCCAACACGGAGCTGGAATATAATTAAGTTTTTCTCACCTACAATGAATTGAGGCCCGGTGTTTATAAGGTCGGCAACGGTAACTATAATAGGATTGTCGTCGTCAAATTTTATAATGCGCTTTATGAATATATTATCCTGGTCCAGTACGGGGGTTGCCGTTGTACCGTCGCTTATAAATTCAAGGTCGGCAGCATCTATCTGCGCGGCTCCTACCCCGTACGTACCTTTACCTACCCCTTTAGCATATAACACCGCATAGCGCGAAGGGTCAACGCCCGGCGCGGTTTGTGCAATGTAAAATATATTCTCAAACTCGGTAACGTTGTATGCCGCAAGGGCGTTTATTTTATCCGCTATGTCGTTAACATCGTCGTCAGCCGCGATAGTAACATTTACGGATTTAAATTTGTTGTCCTGTACAAGCTCCGGCACGTCGGTACCGAGCGTACCACGGCTGTAAATTATTTGGTTAAGGGCAGCTTGTAAATCGTTGGCATTTGTAAAGGTTACTCCGTCTACAATAAACTCGTCAAAGTCCAAAGGTTCTACAAGTACGTCACAATTCTCGTAGCAGTTAAATATACTTACTTTAGTACCCGATACCCGGCTGATGTAATTGCGCAGGTAACGGGTGCCGTTGAAATAAAATTCTCGATTGCTGTATGCGCTTATTACTATCACTATCCTATTTTTTTAATGCGGAACCCACCCGTACGCGGTGCGCTTTGGCAATGGTTAAAGCTGTAATCGGGTTGTTTGGTGCGTACCAGGTAATTCCGTACGCTATCCCATATTTTAGACGCGCCGTCTACATTTATTTGCCATGTACTTTTGCGCATTGCATCGCTCACGGGCTGGCTAACGTCGCTGTTAAGCTTTTGAACGAAGCCGAAAGGCGTTGCGGTAGCGTCGCCCAGCATAATGAAACGGGCGTAAGTGTAATACGCCAGTACCATTTTAAGGCCATAGCTTGTGTACTGGGTGCCGTCTACTGTATAGCTGCCGCCGTCCAGTAATTCAGTATAATCAGCGGGCGTTGCAAGCAACTTATTATACAGCGTTTCGCCTAAAAGCGGTGCTATATCCTGTATCTGCGCGTCGAGTATAAGCTCGTTAAGCTTTGCGTCGTTCCACGTTGTAGAGATTTGCCTATACTGGGCTATATCACTGCGGGTTATTAGTAGTTGTGGCATTAGTATCAGGTTTCCCAAGCACTTGCTTAGCGGTTATTTCGTCAAATCCGTATATTTCTTTTAATATTTCTATGGCTGCGCTAAGGTCAGTTACACCGGTAGCCACAGATTGCTGTATTTGAAGCAGCGCCTGCACGCCACCTACCGAGCCCTTAAGCGTAGCCTGTGCAAGAAGCTTCTCTTTGTTAGGGGTTTCGACTCCAGTAGCAGAGGTTTCTGTTTCTATGAGCAGTATCGGTGACAGGGATACCCCTTTACCGTTCGGCATCTTAGATACGAGGTCGTTAAGTGTATTGGTAAGCAAAATGCGCTCCTTAGTGGTACTTTCCTGGTATGTTTTTTTCATTTCAAGTATGGCCTCCCCCGAGTTCCCAAACATTGCGCTATCCGTTGTTTTTAAAAGACCTGCGGGTAGGTTGTTGAACGCTACAAGTATGTTCTCCCTAACGCTGCTTTCGGTATAGTTAAACAGTTTGTCGTCAATTTTACTGTCAATCTGTTTTATCAGTATAGTATCGTCGAGAGTACCGCCTGCAAAGTCCATTTCTAAAAGCAATGTACTGTTAGGGTTTTCAGCGCCTATGCAATCCAAAATACTTTTTTCAACTCTATCCCTTTCGGACTCTGCATCCCTATATTCTTTAGTTAAAACGGTTTGCTCGGGGTCGGTGTATTTAGCTATACGGTCTTCATTTATAAGCGGTCGAGTTACGACAATAGTAGGGCCAAAAAAGCCCTTACGTAGCAGCCTATTCTTATACACCGATGCTTGCGCCTCACTATCACAATCGTTGGCCACGCTGTCAATACGGCTAAGGGGGTATATAAGTTTACTATCCTGATTAACGAATAGTATTTGCCCTTTGTATGCCTCCCAGCTTCCTGCTTTATCCACCTGAAGCTGTATTATTTTAGTGTTGGGATTATACACATCGATAAGGTCTACCTTATCACTTTTAGCCGTTGTCCACTCTTCTTTGTACACCGCTATTTTACCAGCGTAATCTCTACTATCTTTTTTACCAACGCGGCACCACTCGAAAGGTACTACTGCCAGGCTGTCAATTTCGTAATTGGCGTTATACCCTACAGATATGAACGCTCCACGGTGCTTAACGAGGTCGTCGGCGAGGTCGTCGGCGAAATCGATTAGCTTAATATTTTTTTGCTTGTTTACTATTATGTTGTCGGCCTCTGTACCGTAGCCTTTACCTAAAAGGTATTGTACCATGATATTTGCAGCACTCTTTGCGGTAACGCTGTTATTGATAAGCCTGTCCATCCTTTCGGGGTACATATTATCAACGTCGTTACCATAAACGTCAACACCCTTTTGCCAGGGTGTTAAACGTTTGAATATTTCAAATAAGGATGTACGCATTTAGTTACAGTATTTCATCTGCGTTCGTGTCTTCTTTAGGCTCAATAGGCGCTACTGGGGCAACTTGTACCGGCTCTACTTTTTCAGTAGGTGCTACCGGTGCGGCCTTAGGTTTTTTTGTTTTGGTTTTCGCCCCGCTTTCGGGTATGCTGGAGAATAGTTTTTCTCCGTGTTCACGTTTTAATAGCTTCTCGGCGTACTCGTCTGTAAGGTTGGTATTGTTCACCAGTACGGGCGAACCGAATTCGAGCGGGATATTTTCATATTTCGCGAGCAGCTTGTAGCCGCTATTCTCTGCATTTATTACTGTTTTTGCCATGGCTTTTTTATATTTTGATAAGTAATCACTTAAACATTTTGGGCATGAAGGGTTAACCGTACCGCCGAAAATGGATTTATATTCTTTCAGGAACTTACTTAAATATCGCTCGCCGTCGGGGTCAACTCCTGACATGACGGCGGCAATATCCATTTTAGTAAAGTCGAGCATTATGCTGTTGCAAAATCGTTATCGAACGCCAGCCTTGTAGTTTCGTAGTCTGTCTCAAGCAGCGTGGCCGCCATGTTAGGTTCTTCAAAACCGCTTGCGCTTGCAAGGGTGAAAACGATTGTGTTGTCGTTCTCTGCTGAGTTGTTTGTCATGGTAGCAATCTCAAGCCCGGCACGTATGCCCAGCACTTCAAAAGCGTCGGCGCTGTCAAGGCCCTTCCATTTCTGCTCCACCACAGCAACGTAGCGCGAGCCCTGGGCAAGTGCTGAAGCCTGTAGCTTATTAGCAGCACTCGGGTTAAGTATCACGCCGCTAAAAGTGTGCATGAACTTATCAGGAGCGTTGTCTTTTTTCACAAGCTCCCAGCTTTTGCCGTTCGTCTGCTTAACTCCCGTAAGGGTATAGGCCTGCGCGCCTGCTTTTAGTACAAGGCTGGTAATAAGTGCCGGGTTTGTTGAGCTGAATGTAGTCTCGGCATAATCTATATCTGCCTGATTAATCAGTTTTACGCTTTGCTCTATGCCACCTACGGGGGCATTAGCGCAATCGTATGTTATATTGGCGGTTAGCGCGCCTGTGCAATCTACTGCCATTTACGTATATTTTATAGGGTTATAAAAAGTAGCGGCTTAGTAAGCCGCTACAGTTAGGTAGTTTTGTAAGTGTTTCGTGTCAAGGCCATAAGCGCCGTCTACGTA